CCATATCAATATTTAATACAAAGCATATTTTTTTCTTCTATCTTTTTATTTTTATATGACTAAATAATAGTATGGCTTTAGCATGTGAAATTACACCTCTCTCAGCTTTTCTTTCTACCAATCTTAACAATAAGATTGAAACGTTTGATAGGTTAGGTGATAGAATAAAAAGATCGTTAGGATACCCTCTTGTATCTCTTGAGATTCATACTGATCAATTGAGAGAGAATATTCAAATTGCGGTAGAATATTTTACTAAATATGCTGGATATACTCAAGAGTATCTTATTTTTGATTCGGGGTTATATGAAACAAATAAAGGTATACGTTTAGATTTATTATATACTCTTACTAACACTGATTTAGATACTAATGCTAAAAAGGTAGCAGGTACTAATCCTTTAGGTCCAGGTCCAGAGTTTTATGCAGAGACAGCTGAAACAGTATTTGTTGCTACTACCCCTATATTAAGTTCAATATTTGCTAGCTCATCCGTACTTTCTGCTACCTTTACTGATGGTATAGCACAATTTGAGCTATTTGATAAGACTCTACATGATTCTATTACAGCCTTTAATAACACATTATCTGGTTCATTTACACAAAATGCGAGAAAAACATTATCCTATCAAGGATCTGCTTCAGACGCGTTTACATATCAGAATGTGTATGATTATGATGTAATGGATTATAGAAAGGTAATTGAGGTTACAGATTTTGAAGAAGGTTCTTCAACGGGTATTAATACACTCTTCACGTTAGAACAAACATTAGCCCAGCAAACATATTTTAGTTATGCATTAGGCAATTATGGCTTTGATCTTGTATCATGGTACACTATGAAAGAGTGGATGGATACAAGAGAGAAGGTATTAGCCACCAAACGAGATACTAAATTTGATAATAGAACTCAATATCTTAGAATGTATCCACAACCTAAAAATCATAAATTTTATGGAGTTATATCATGTTATGTTGAGCGCGCTTTGCGTGATGTTATAAAGGAACAGTGGGTTTATGAATATGCTCTTGCGTTATCTATGATTACTATAGGTAGAGTTCGTGGTAAGTTTGGTAGTGTTAGCCTTCTAGGTGGTGGAGCACTTAATTACGATCTACTTCAAGAGGGAGTAGCTAAGAAAGCAGAGCTTGAGCAGAAGCTTCTAGAAGGAGCTTCACCAGGTATGGGTGATAATGATCCAACTATGTTTATTGTAGGGTAATGGCAGCAAAAAAATGGCGACAAGGTCAGTTTGTACCTAAAAATAAGGGCAAGTTTATAGGTTCTAAAGCTACTTATCGATCTGGATTAGAGTTAAAGTTCTTTAGATTCTGCGATAACAATAAAAATGTTATAAAATGGGGTAGTGAAAATGTAATTGTTCCATATTATAGCCCGCTAGACGGTAGAATGCATAGGTATTACGTAGATAATTATGTAGTTATTAAGGAAGGTCACGTTATTAAGAAATATTTAGTAGAAATTAAGCCATCTAAACAAACCAAACCTCCTCAAACCAAGTATAGAAAGAAGCAGCATCTTATATATGAGCAGAAAGCTTATGTTATAAACCAGGCTAAGTGGGAAGCTGCACGTAAATATAGTAAAAAGCGTGGAATTTCGTTTATAATAGTTACTGAAAAAGAGCTTTTATAGTGCGCACGACTAAATAAATGTATGCCTCTCAAACTTAACCTGGTTGTAGAAAATCCCGATGTAATCGATAGCTTCGAAATTATTGAGGAGGAAACAAATAAAAATTCTCCTTCAAATCTCTTTATAAAGGGACCATATATGATGGCTGAAGGAGTTAATCGTAACAAAAGACTGTACCCTAGACAGGAGTTAGAGCGTGAAGTTGCTCGTTATAATGAGGAAATGGTTATACCAGGACGCGCAATGGGAGAATTAAACCACCCATCTTCAGCAGATGTTGACTTAGAACGCGCTTGTCATATGGTAACAGAATTAACTCAGGATGGTAACATCTTTTATGGTAAGTCAAAAGTGCTCTCTACACCATGTGGGCAAGTTGTACGATCATTAATTAATGATGGTGTTAAATTAGGTATGTCTTCAAGAGCGTTAGGTTCATTAGAAGAAGGTACTAATCATAATACAGTTCGCAACTTAAAACTTGTAGCTGTTGATTGTGTTGCTGATCCATCATATTCTAGTGCTTTTGTTAATGGCATTTTAGAGTCTAAGCAATATGTATTGGCACAAGATGGTAGCTACGAAGAGATTTACGATAAGTTTGAAGAATCAATTAAAACCCTCCCGAGAAAGGACGTTGACATGTATTTACGTAAGAGGTTTATGAATTTTATTAAGAATCTTTAAAATTACCTATAAATAATATTATGTCACAAGAAAGAGAGAGTGGTAAACCTACTAAAAACAAGATAGCTAATTTTATATCAGCTATTTCTGATAAAAATTACGCTTCAGCCCATAAATATTTACAAGGCGCTGTTGAGGATAAAATTGAAACAAGAATCAATAACGCAACCGAAAAACCACTTTTCTAATATGAGCGAAAAAACATTACTACCAGAAAGCGTCACCGAAGTTCTTACAGAAGAGTCTATTGATACTATCGAGTCTGCCCTCAAAGATAAAGTCACGTTATCCGTAGAAGCAGCTTTAACTCAACAAGACGAACTGTATGCTGAAAAACTACAAGAATTAGTAGGTGCAATTGATAAAGATCATACTTCCAAGCTCGAGAGAGTAGTTGAAGCTGTCGATCGTAACAATGCAGAAAAATTAATTACTGTTATTAACAAATACGAAAAAGAGATTAACTCTAGTGCTTCTACTTTCAAAGAGAGTTTAGTTGAGTCTATTTCTGATTACTTAGAAGAGTATATAGAGGAGTCAATTCCTGCAGATGCTATTTTAGAAGCTACTCAGAATAAGACAGCAATGCACGTCTTATCTAATCTTCGTCAAGTACTTGCTGTTGACTCTTCACTTATGAGTGAGTCGGTTAAGGTTGCTGTTATGGATGGCAAGACACAGATTGATTCATTAAGTGAGAAGCTTAACACTGTCGAAAAGGAGAACAAAATCCTTAAAGAAGCTTACAATAAGACAAGAGCTGATTTACTTATCGAATCAAAGACCGGTAAACTTTCTGATAAGAAAGCGGAATACTTACGTAAGGTACTTAGTGATAAGGCACCTAAATTTATTGAGGAAAACTTCGAATACACTGCCAAACTCTTTGATAAGAAAGAGAAGGAGAGAATCGATGTTATTAAAGAGGAAGCCTTTACAAAGCGCACAGTTAAAGCTGATGCACCTAAACTTGTAGAGGAAAAGATTGATACGTCAACTTCAAACCCGTATTTAGCTGAGCTAAATCGTATGAAGTAGAATTTCACCCTGAACAATGAGGCATTCGATGCCTGAATATCTTGGAGCTTGACTCCATGAAGGTCGAAAAAAATAGAAAGAAATAATAAAATTATGAATAAACCACAATCATTTATAGATAGAAACAGAGCTGACTCACTTCTTGAGAAGTGGGCTCCAGTTCTTGAATATTCTTCTGATAGCGTTAAGCCTATCACGGACGATACTACTCGTTTAAATACTGCTATTCTTCTTGAGAATCAAGAAAAATGGTGTATCGAAGAGAGTAATTCAACAGGTGGTGGATCACTTGGTGGAGCTGCACAGGGAGGAACAATCTTCAACCCTGCAAGTCAGTCTTCTTCCGGTGATACATACGCACCTGCGGATGCACGTCTCCCGAAAGTCTTAATCCCGATGATTCGTCGTACGTTCCCTGAGCTTATTACTAATGAGATTGTAGGCGTTCAGCCAATGTCAGGTCCTGTTGGACTTGCATTTGCTTTGCGTTATGCATACCAATCCGATGATCTTGGATCCGGTATTGACGGCGGCGCTTCTGGCGGCGGCGGCGGTAACGGACTTGGTGACACTTACCAAGGATCAGCCGGACTTAATGCAGATGAACTTGGATATCAATTACTTGATACCCGCTTTACTGGTACATCCTCTGCACAACTCACTGGTAACGCTGATTGGTCCTTTGCAACAGAAGATAGGGGTACTGCCCAGATCCTCTCTGCATTTGAGATCACCGGTAACATCCCACAGGTCGAAGTCAAATTCGAGAAGACAGCTGTTGAAGCTGGAACTCGTAGACTTGGTGCCCGTTGGTCTGTTGAGCTCGAGCAAGACCTCAAGAACATGAACGGAATTGATATCGATTCTGAGATCACAAACGCTATGTCGTATGAGATCCAGGCAGAGATTGACCGTGAAATGCTCATGAGAA